CACAATTACTGTAGGTGCTGGTGGTGCTGGTGGTTCAAGTTCTGCTGGTGTTGCAGGAGGAAATTCATCTATTGGGTCATTAGTTAATGCTATTGGCGGTGGAAGCGGTGGTAATGGTAACGGCGGTGGCAATTACACAGGCGGTAATGGAGGTTCAGGTGGCGGTGGTGCTGGCTCGTCATACGCTGGCGGTTCTCCTACTTCAGGACAAGGGTCAAGCGGTGGTTCAGGAGGGGCTAGTCCAAGTTATCCTGGTGGCGGTGGAGGCGGTGCTTCTGCAACTGGTGGAAATGCCTCAGGAACTAATGGTGGCGTTGGTGGTGCAGGAACGGCATCAACAATTTCAGGTTCCTCTATAACTTACGCTGGTGGCGGTGGCGGTGGTATATATGTTACTGGTACTGGTGCTGGTGCTGGCGGAGCAGGAGGTGGCGGTAACGGTGGAAACACAGGAGGTGGCGGTGCTGGTACGGCTAATACTGGCGGTGGCGGTGGCGGTGCGGCTTATTATGGTGGAACTTCATATAATGGTAGTTCAGGCGGTTCAGGAATTGTCATAATTTCTTACGCTGGGTCGCAACGAGGCACAGGCGGTACAGTTACTTCTGTAGGCGGAAATACAATTCATACATTTACATCTAGCGGTACATATACAGCTTAAAAAGAGGAAATCATGTCACATTACGCAAAAGTAGTAGATGGTAAGGTTACACAAGTAATTGTGGCTGAAGCCGATTTTTTTAAGACATTCGTAGATTCAAGCCCTGGCGCTTGGATTCAAACTAGTTACAACACTAGAGGCAATGTGCATTATGGACAAGATGGACAGCCTGATGGTGGTGTAGCTTTACGAGGCAATTATGCTGGTATTGGATATACATACGACCAAACACATGATGTGTTTTATGCACCACAACCATTTGCAAGTTGGGTATTAAATCATTCCACTTGGACATGGGAATCTCCAACACTTATGCCAACAGAAGGTGGCCCATACAAATGGGATGAAGCAACTAAATCTTGGGTAGCTCTATGAGTCAGTTAGTCTTTCAAGCCAATGCAGGAGGCACAATTACCCTTACAGGGGCTAATACTGCAAGCACAATTAATTTAACTGTTCCTGCTACTAATGGAACTTTATTAGTTCAAGACACATCTAATAATCTTTCTGTTACCAATTTAACGGTTACAGGCACAGGCATTTTTTCTGGAACAAGTCAAATGACTATTCCAGTAGGAAATACTGCACAAAGATCAGCAAGCCCTACTTCTGGAATGGTTCGTTATAACACTGATGGTGGTGGTTTTTTTGAAGGTTATCAATCGGGTAATTGGGTTAAATTTTCTACTGTTTCCGAAGGAAGTTATTTAGCCGATTATCTTATTGTTGGCGGTGGTGGTGGAGGTGGTATTAATCAGCAATATGGTGGCGGTGGTGGTGGCGGTGCAGGAGGTTATTTAACTACTGTTGGTGGCTCAAAAATTACATTAATTCCAAGCACGGTCATTACTGTAGTTGTAGGCGCTGGCGGAGCTACTGATACAAATGGTAACAATTCATCTATTACAGGCTACACAGCGGCTGTTGGAGGCGGTGGTGGTGGCAATGGAAATGGTTTATCAGGCGGATCAGGTGGTGGCGCTTCACAAAGTTACACAGGTGGAGCAGGAACTGCTGGTCAAGGTAATGCTGGCGGCGCTGGATTTACTTATGGAGCTGGAAGCGTTAATAGTTCTGGTGGTGGAGGCGGAGCTGGCGCTGCTGGTGGTAATGGTGGTAGTGGTGGCGCAACATATTGCGGTGCAGGAGGCGTTGGTTTAGCAAATAATATTACTGGATCATCAGTTTATTATGCAGGCGGTGGCGGTGGTGGCGCAGGCGCAGGAACTACTTATGCTGCTGGTGGTAATGGTGGCGGTGGTTCTGGCGCACAAACAACTGCTGGCGGAAATGGAACCGCAAACACAGGCGGCGGTGGTGGTGGAGCTGGTTACAATGTAACATCATACAACGGTGGAAACGGTGGATCTGGCGTTGTAATCCTATCTGTTCCAACTGCAAACTATTCAGGAACAACAACAGGAAGCCCTACTGTTACTACAAACGGTTCATACAAAGTATTAACTTTCACATCATCAGGAAGTTACACAGCATGACAACTTATCAATGGAAAATTAGCGAGATTAGTGCTGAAGAAAGCGTTATTCTTCATGCTAAATATCATGTTATAGCCACAGATGAAGATGTCAGCGTAGAAACTGAAGGTAATTGGTGGTTCTCAGACAAGATCGTTAAAAAGCCTTTTGACCAAGTGCAAGAGCAAGATATTGCCCAATGGATAGAAAAAGAGTCTATTCAAGATGGCGTAAGCACGATAAAATCAGCGTTAGATAAGCAAATTGCAAGCCTAAAAAACAGCAATAAGTCTTATTTGCCTTGGAATCCACCTGTTTTTAAACCAACTATTTGAGTAAAACATGGCAAAACCCATAGACATTATCAGTAGAGCGTTAAAAGACATTGGTGCATTGGAAGCAGGGGAAACCCCTACTCCTGAAGCTGCTCAAGATGCTTTTGATATGCTGAACGACTTGTTAGATCAATGGTCTAACGAGGACATGATGGTATTTTATAAGTCTGAGATTGTATTCCCAATTGTTGCAGGGCAAACACAATATACGATTGGGCCAGGCGGTAATATTAACGCTAACATCACAGGATCAATTTCAGGCAATATTCTGACTGTAACTGGGATTAACTCAGGAGCTATTGTATTAGGGCAAACCCTAAGTGGTGCAGGCATTACACCTGGCACTACGATTACAGGCTTTTTAACAGGAGCAGGCAATAATGTTAATGAAGCAGGAACTTATAAAGTCAACTTTCCACAAACTGTTGCCTCTACTACTATTACTTTATATTATCAGCGCCCATTATCAATCTATTCTTCATTTGTTCGCATTAACACCAATTCCAATGGCGTACCTATTGTAAATGGCGGTTTAGATTACCCTGTATCAATTCTGAACGTAGAAGATTACGAAATGATTGGTTTAAAGACGTTAAATGGCCCTTGGCCTAAAGCGTTGTATTACCAGCCATCCGAAGTATTAGGCAACATTTATGTATGGCCTAATCCAGCCCAAGGTGAAATGCATATGTTTGCAGACACCGTATTTACCACGTTCTTGACCTTGACTGACGATATTCCGTTGCCACAAGGTTATAACATGGCAATGCGCTGGTGTTTGGCAGAACGCTTAATGCCGATGTATGGCAAAGCTTCACAGACTCAAATCTCAATGATTGCTGCTTATGCTGCACAAGCTAAAGCAACGATTAAACGCACTAATATGCGCCCTGTACAATCTGCTCGTTTTGCTGATGCTATGTTGTCAAGTAGGCAAAAGGACGCAGGCTGGATCTTGAGCGGCGGCTTCTTCAGATGATACTAGACCTTGATTCTATCTGGTGGTATACTAGATAAAACAGGAGAAAAAATGTTCTATATCTATCAACACCGCAAAACAGATACCAATGAAATATTTTATGTTGGCAAAGGAAAAGGCACACGCTTAAATCAAACTCATGGTCGCAATCAATATTGGCATCGTGTGGTTGCAAAACATGGTTTTATTGCTGAAAAAATTGCAGATAATTTAGATGAAGAATTGGCTTTTCTTGCTGAAACAGAATGTATTGATGTTTATCGCAAACGTGGAGTTAAACTTGTAAATTATACAAATGGTGGAGAAGGCGTTTCTGGATATAAACATTCTGACAAACACAAAGCTAATTTAAAAGGCAATAATCGTGGCGCAGCATCTTGGGGAATAACTTTTAAAGGTAAAAAACATACCGAAGAATCCCGTAAAAAAATGTCCTATGCTCGTATGGGCAATAAAAACAAATTAGGAAAATCAATTACTGAAGAAGCAAAAAAGAAAATTAGCCAATCTTTATCAAAAAAACCGAATTTAAAAAATAGAGTTTTAACTAATGAACAAGTGTTAGAAATTCGTGCAGCTTTAGGGTATAGAAATGTTGCAAAATTAGCACGTCAATTTGGCGTTGGCGAATCTACCATTCGCAGAATTCGTGATGGTGAACGATATGGAGATGTAAAATAATGGCTGATTTTGGCTTTGTTGGCGCATCTTACACAGCTCCGTCTATTTATCAGGATGACCAAGAGTGCATCAATTGGCGGCCTGAAATTGACCCTACAAAAGGACAGGGAGCTAGAGGTGTTGTCGCACTTTATCCCACGCCTGGTCTTACTAACGTAGTCACACTTCAAAACTCTCAAGTAGTTCGTGGCATGAGAACAGTAAGCGGTGGTAATTATTGCGTTGCAGTATGTGGCCCTTACGTTTATGTTCTTAACTCTAGTTTTACGCCTACTATTATTGGGCAATTAAATAGCTCAACAGGTCAAGTAGGCATTAGTGATAACGGCACAAACGTCTATATAGTTGACGGATCATATCGCTATACATGGCGCATTTCAGCACCTAGCGCAGCAGTATTTCAAGGAACAGTCTCTGGCACAACTCTTACAATAACAAGAGTAATTAGTGGCACAATTGCTGCAAATCAAGCATTGTTTGGCATTGGTGTTCCTAGCGAAACAGTCATTGTTAGTGGTAGCGGATCAACTTGGACAATTAATAACACAGCTAGTATTGCAACTGCTATTCAAATGAACTCTGCTGCTGTAGCTGGTGTTATAACAGCTTCTATATCAGGGTCAACCCTTACTGTAACAGCAGTCACAAGTGGAACAATTTACCCTGGTCAAACAATTCAAGGCACAAGCGTAGCTTCTAATACTGTAGTTACAGCTTTAGGCTCTGGAACTGTATTAAGTCAGTCTATTGCTACAGGCGGCACAGGATACGCTGTAAATGACACTATAACTGTCTTAGGTGGCGTTTATGGCTCAAGCCCAGCTACTTATACTGTATCAACTATTTCAGCAGGCGTTGTTACTGGATTAACCCAAACATTTGCCGGTCAATATACATC